TTTATATCCTCATGTTATAATTAAAAAATAGTTCCTGCTAAAGGTGCAACCAAAGCATTGCTAATGGATTGCCCAGCTTTATCAAAGAATTTTGAAGCTTTAACTCCAAACAAAGCAGCAGCTGCAGCAGCAATGTCATAGCTTCCAGAATATACCACACGGTATTTTTGGTATGTAAATTGGACTGAAACACGGTGAAAACCTTCTTCACTCCAAGATAATGGTTGAGATGCAATTGAAATAGGAAAAGCATCTATTAATTCTATAATAAATATTCTTTTAATGAAATCATCATATTGAATGATTTGAACATTCGTCATGTACCTTGTGTCTTCTTCCTTTGAGTATCTTAAATTGTTTGTGTCTGTTGGCATAATTGCTTCCATCCATCGTTCAAACAATTTACGCTCATAGAATTCATTTGTACACACAAATGTTAATGTTGTTTCTGTATATTGTGTTTGATATGGTACCTTAAATCCAGGCCCATATATTTTAGCATCTTGTGTTAACAATGTTTTTCCAGGTAATTCAGCGGACTCACATTGTAGTGCCAAATATCTGGAAAGTGCAGGGTTTGAAGTTTTGGTTTCATCTCTGCCATTGCCTGTAATACTATTAATATCAGCTGTAATTTCTGCAATGATATTGTTTGGTATATTAAAAAACTTCTCTAAAGCTGATGATGAAATAAATTTATTAATGTAAGGAGGAATAGGAAGAATAACTTCATATCGGCTTGGTCTGGCCAGTCCATCTTTAGCTTTAATGTTTGATAGAAATAGTTGTGGTGAGAATGACATTAAAATTGTTCCTGAGATTCGGCGTAAACTTTGCTTGCTGTTGCACCAACAAAACTTTCCATTGGTAATAATGCAGCTATGTCCCACTCGTCAGCAGATATTTCCATAAACCTTGATTGTATCTGGCTAAAGAGATATCGTTTAATACAAGGCTGTGCTTCAAATATTTTTGAAGCGGAAGCTAAAGTGGCATAACTTAACCTTAACTTTGTAGTCTTATCAAAGTTGGTATTGTTTGCATAGTCACTCAATTTATCCAATAAAATAATTCGTTGCTTTGGGTGAATGTAATGTAGATTCAACCCTAAAAATCCGTCATTATATTGTTCTATTGGTAATACCAATGGGAACCGGTCGTAGTATGGCATCGAATCTTTTGTCTTTGGATCATAAAAGTAAAAATACATCTTGCCAATTATGGTCGAATCACGTAGACGGGTTTTATCCTGTAGTAACGCTTGGCGTGTTGGCTTCAATTCAGTTACCTTAGATTTTAGCCATGCCCGTGCTTGGTTTGTTCTTGGAGTCAAACCTTGTTTTCTTAACGATTGATTTATTCTGTCTAGTAAATACGCCATGTTCTATTTATATCAAAGACCAAGTTCTTTTTCCGTGATGACTTTAAACTGCCACCCGTGTTCTCTACAGAACAGGTCTGCGGCACGCCATTTCTCCTGATTGACCGCATATGTTGCAGCCTCTTGGATGAATCTTTTGGTCTTGCGTTTCTGCACAGGCATCTTGGTTTGAGCCAATGGTTTCACCTCTAATATATAAGTGGTGACCTTACCATCTTTTAAACGCATCTTTACAATGAAGTCTGGAAAGTATCTGTGCGTTTTGTTGTCTATGGGAGACACGTATGGTATCGTTAGCTCTTCGGATGCCCACCAAATAACATTTGGATGGTCATCAAAATACTTCATAACCCTTAATTCCCAGTTGGAACGATATATGATATTTTTTGAATTTCCATTGTACTTGGATGGGTTCTTTGGTAAAAAAGTTCCTTTATATGACATAAATAGTATCTAGGCAACCAAAAGGCATAAAATGGCACTTTTTTCACTAACAGACATAAAATTTCTTCCTTCAGATAGTAGGGGAGCTAATATAACTGATTTTAATTTAACTAATAAAAGATATCCAATAGACCTTGGCTCGACTGATAAAGGACATTATATAATGTTCTATATATTCACACAAAACAGAACTCAGGTTGGCCAAACTAGTCAAACAAACATATCAGAAAACGTATTTGACCCAAGACAAGAAGTTACTGAAAACGTATTTGATCCTAGACAAGATGTTCAAGAAAGTGTGTTTGATCCAACATTTGGCGGCACATTTGATGATACAATAGGAAAAAGGGTCACACAATATGGTAGAGATTTTCTCAATCAGGTTAAATCTTTTACACCTGGTCCAGACCAAAATCTATTAGCAAAAGGTAATTTTTTCAGAACTATAACAAAAACAAAAGATACAATTGCTTTGTATATGCCAGATACTTTGGCCTTTGACTATCAACAATCTTATAGTAATTTGAGTGTTACTCAAGATTTAGGAAAATTAGGATTGGCTGCACAAGCTGGCGCTTCAACTTATGACGCATATAGAAAAACAGGAAGTATTTCTTCTGCGGCAAAAAATGCTGCTCCGTTTGCAGCTGAACTTGCTAGAGAGGCTGGACTTCCAGGTAGTAAAGTTTTGTTTAGTGCTTTAAGTGCTGTTACAGGTGGTGCTTTAGCTATAAATCCTCAACTAGAATTAATATATGAAGGAACAGATTTTAGAAACTTTAGATTTTCTTTTATGTTTTATCCAAGAAGCAAAAAAGAAGCTATAGAAATTTTAGATATTATTGATTCATTTACATTCCATCAAGCGCCAGAAATTTTATCTTCGTCTTTTGGAAGATATTTGGTCCCTCCATCAGAATTTGAAATTGAATTTCGATATAATGGAGGAATAAATCCTAACATACCAAAGGTAGCTCCTTGCGTTTTAACAAGTGTAAGTGTTGACTATGCACCTAGTGGATTTGCTTCATATGAAACACTACTGAGTGCAAATAAACCAGAACGAGGTGGAACCGGCATGCCTGTTGCTATTCGTATGGATCTATCATTCAAAGAAACTCGAATTATTACTAAACAATTCTTGAAGGGCGAAAGAGAAGAAAAATACAATAGTCCATTTGGAAGTACTGGTGGCGGATCTACTGATAGTGTAAGTCAAGGAAATTCAGTAAGTACCACTCAAGTAGATTCTGCAGGTTTTACCGTAGCCTCAGATATAGATGATCTCAGCATTGGGCTTGAAAATACAGCTACGTCAGATACAGAATTTGATTTGGCCAATGGTAGTTGGGGCACAGAAGACACAACTGGTATAGATGATACTGGCAGTGGCGGCACTATAGGAGGTGCATGATATGGCAAACTATTTTAATTTTTTTCCAAAAACAGCATATTACAAAGATAAAGATTCAACATCACTAGATGTTATAACTAATATTACAGTTAGATATAATTTTAGTAATGATTTGAAAAAAAACTCAGCTGCGTATTACAAATATAAAGTAAAAGATGGTGATACGCCAGAAAATTTGGCATTTAAGATTTACGGTTCTTCCGAAAAACATTGGATAATTTTAACAATGAATGACATTGTAGACCCAATTTATGAATGGCCTCTTTCACAAAGATCGATAGCTAAATTTATTGAATCAAAATATTCATCACCAAGTTTTTCGGATACAGCAAACACAGAGGTTAGTGGCACAACTTGGGCAAAAAATAATATTCAAGCTTATTACAAAATTGAAACAAGAACTAATCTTTCAAATGGATTGTTTAAAAAAAGTACAATTACAGTTGATGCAAATACTTATAACAATGTTATTATATCAACAACAAACTATACCTTAACAGATGGAACACCTTTGAGAGTTGTGGTGTCAAAGGAAACAGAAAACTATTATGATTATGAAACTCAATTAAATGAAAATAAAAGAGAAATAATAATTTTAAAACCTGAATTTTCAAAAGATGTTGATGAAGAATTTAAAAGAATAATGGGTGACACTCTATGAGTGATTTTAATTTAAGACAATCCACAGACTATAGAATTAATGAATTAACTTTAGTTACAAAAGGTGGCAAAATAGATATACGCCAAATGTTTGAAGAAATTAACATATATGAAAGTATGTTAGCTCCCTGCATTTCTGGTGATATTATCATTAGTGATGCCATAGGATTGTCTTCTCAATTATTAATTGATGGATCAGAATTACTTTTGATTGATATAGATAAAGGTGCTGGTTTTGGTAATATTAAACGAGCCTTTAGAATTTATAAACAATTGGATAGAAAAAATAAAAATCAAACAAGTGAGGTTTATGTTTTAAAATTTGCTTCTGAAGAAATTGTTTTGTCTGAACAACAAACATTGTCGGAGTGTTATAAAGGAACTTATACCGATATAGTTAAAAAAATACTAGTCAATAAATTAAAAGTTTCTGGAAACAATTTTAAAGAGAGAAATTTTGAAAAATCAGTAGGTGCAATTGATGTAATTATACCCACGTTAAAACCTTTTGATGCTATAAATTGGTGTTCAAAGAGAGCAATTGATTCAAAAGGGCAACCAACATTTTTGTTTTTTGAAAACAATGGTGGTTATAATTTTACAACCTTGTCAAAAATTATGCAACAAGAACCTATCTTTTCTGTAAACTTTGATGTTAAAAATTTAAGTGATGAAAATGGTGATCAAAACTTAAAGGCTGAATTGCTTGGTGCTAGAGCTATGGAAGTTATAAGTCAATTTGATTTTATTAAGAATACTCAAGCTGGTGTTTTTGCTGGAACATATGTTGGAATAGATCCATTAACTAGGCAAATAATATCTGAAAAGAAAACTTTTAATACTTCGTATGGATCAACAAGTCACGCTAACAGAAATCCTAATTTGCCAATTGATACAAATAAATTAAATAAAACAAACTCACAAATGGATCAGTCTAGAGTAGTTTATCATTTAACAACTGGACCAAGAAATCAATCTCAATGGATTAAAAACGGAGAGCCAGGATCTTTAACTACTGATGATGTTCCACAGAAATACTCATATGCTAGAAAAGCAATATTTCAAAATTTTACAGCTCAAAGATTGAAGTTAGCTTTACCTGGAAACTTTTTGATATCTCCAGGTAAAACTATTAATTTAGATGTTCCAAAACGATCTTTTAATACTAGGGGTGCAGATAACTCTGATGTAACATTAAAAGGAAAGTATGCTATTCTTTCAACAAGACATATTATAAAATACAAGATGTTTGAAACTATTGTAGAGGTTGTAACTGATTCTTCTGCCAAACCAATTGTTGCGGCTAATAGAGAATTATCACAAATTTTAGGGAGTTATTAAGAATGTATGGATTAGATTCACCAAATCCAAATAATTGGACAGCTGTTATTGAAAGTTATGATGATCCTTTAAAGAGTGGAAGGCTTCGGGTTCGAATTAACGGATTTCACAATCTTGATAAAACAATTTTACCAACGGAAGATTTACCATGGGCTCAAGTTGCTGTGCCTGTTAATGGGTCAACAACAACTCACTCGCCAAAGGTTGGAGATTGGGTTATTGGTTTTTTTCTTGATGGAACTGACGCTCAATTTCCAATTGTAACTCATGTTCTTCCAGGTATCAATACTGTGCTTGTTAAACAACCAGTTGGTGCACCTCGTATGCCAGCTGGTCAAATTTATGACAGACTTGGTCAACCATCCTTGCCGCCATTAGGTAGAGGCGTTGTACAATTTACTGCTATAGATACTTCAAATAGAAGTAGAGCACACGTTTGTGATATTTCATATGAGGTTGATCAAACTGTTTCTGCTATAAAAACTCTTTTTGGTCCAGTGTTTGATGTAATTAGAAAACTTATCAATGCTGCCATTGGTGCTACGTGTCTTGATCCAACTGGAATTTCAAAAACGATTGTAGATATATCTCTC